CAACGCGCGGCGGCGAGATCCACCTCGGCGACGGTGCCGAGGCGGATCGAGTTGCCAAGCTGGCGTTGAAGTTCGGCGACGGCGTGCATAGCGCCATCGTCGCGGCCATCTCGCGCGCGCGCATCGCGCTTGGCGTGTTGTGCGCTGGATTACACGACGGGATCAGACCCAGCCGGACGCACTGGATCGCATGGAGAACACACCCGTCCGAACGGTGACGCCATTGCGGATCAGCGATGCTTTCACCGTGCAGCTGCGTTCCTGAAAATTCGCGCTCGCCGACGTGACGGATGCGGCGATAGAGCACGTGCGCTGCTGAGTGAGCGAGTAGCGGCCCAAACCGTTTGGCGCGGTGCCGGATAGCAGTTCGAAGAGGATATCGTACTCGCCGGCGCCGGCGCCCGGGTCAATCCACGTGCCGGCGCGCTCCTGAACGTTGGCGCTGTTGCCGCCGCCTGCGGCCAACTCGCGACCCTGCCAAGAGCCGTCGGCCTCGAAGTAGACGATGCACGTTGCCGACGTGGTGCCGCTGGAGTTCGTCTTCGCGGAGTTGCCCGACACCAGGCTCATGCCATCGAGGCCGAGCTTGTAGACCGCCGTGCCTTTGGCCGCCCAGAAGTTCGACACGTCGACGCCGTCCTGCCGGTACCCCACGTCGGCGCGCTTCTGCCCGTACTTCAGCGCGGCATAGCGCAGTGGCACGCCGCCGCCGCGCAGGTTTGTCACGGAGGGTCCATCGCCGATCACGTCCCAGTCGAACAGATCGTCGAAGTCGATGCCGCCGCTGCGGATGCCGCGGGCCATGTTAGCGGGCCGCCTTCAGCGCGGTGATCTCCGCACGCAGCTCGTCGACGATGTCGGCCAACTGCGCGATCGCGCGATACGCCGGCGGCATCACCTGGTCGAGCTTGATCGTGGGCACGTCCTCGCCGTTGAATTCAACGCCGTGCGGGTTCACTACCTCGGGCATGATCTCCATGAATTGCTCTGCATCGAAGAACAGCCGCTGGCGGCCGTCATCGACGTACTCAGGCTTGTAGCGGCCGATCAGCGTGGCGATTCGCCGCACCTCGGCGAGGCCGTACGGCATCGGGCCGTCCACGTTCTTCAGCTTGCGCGAGGAGCCGAAGTCGAATCCGCCACCGGTCAGCAGCGCGCCACCGGGCATGATGTAACGGCCACCGTCCCAGTGCAGGTAACGATCACCGGTGAAGAAGATGACGCCCGTGCCGTTGCCGCGCGTGGCGGTAACGTCCTGAAAAGCAACAGCGGCGCCCAAGGTCGCCTTGGTGTTGGGGTTGAAGTTGCCCGACGTCCACACGTTGTTGCCGTTGATCGAAAGCGACTTGCTGGCCTTGTCGAAGGCGAAGCCTTGACCTTTCGATCCGGAGTAGATGCCGAAGCTGCCGCTGTTGGAGTACACGTACCAATCGTCGACTCCGAAGGCGATGTTGCATTCGCCGCCGTTGCCAGCGCCGACTTTCACACCGGTGCCGGTGAACTGCGGGTTATTCAGGGGCGCCTTGCTGTTCGGATCGAAGTTGCCCGTATGCCACAGCGCCCGGCCGTTCCACTCGGCGTTACCGTTCGGCGGCAGCGCGAGCGTGGTGGCGATGTCGTTGCCCGCGTCGTTGTGGCGGATGAGGCGGATGGTGTCGGTGGCGCGGTCCCACTGCAGTGCGCCGCGCAGGCGTCCCGCTTCATCGCGCAGCCAGTACGTGGAGTTGGTTTCTGCCAAGGCGCTGATGCCGATGTTGCCGGACATGGCGTTGAGGACGCCCTGGAACGTCGCCGAGCCGGTGAACTGCGGGTTGTTGATGCGTGCCTTCGCATCGAGCAGCTGCTGCAGGTTGGTGATCTGCGACACCGGCAGCGCGGGGATGCGCGCGGTGTCGAACGTGCCCGACGTGATGTCGGCCGCGGCGTGCGTGTGCGAGCTGGGCGGGAACGTCGTCGGGCGATCAGTCACTTCCAGCCAGCTCGGCCACCGCGTGGCCGACGCGGGCGGATTGAGGATGTCCGACCACTGATGCGCGTGGGCGGTGGGCGTGAACATCGCGGGCTTGCCGGTGAGGTTCGCCCAATCGCGATACCAGCTGCCCTCCTGGCCATCGAGCTTGTCCGCGTCCAGGCCTTTGCCGTGGCCTTCGTCGCGCAGCGCAGCGGCGCCCAGGCCGATCGCGGCGCGAATGGCCGCCGCGGTCGCCAAGGCCAGCAAGCCCTTCACGAAGCCGCTGGGCGCGCCCTCGCCGAAGCGGCCGTCCAGCGCTGCTTTCATGCCAGCCGGCGTCACGGCGCGCGTGGGGTCGGCGCCGGCGATCGACTCGGCGGTGTCGGCCAGTTCGACAACGCCGGCCACGGTGGTGGTCGCGGGTGGATTCAGCCACTCGGCGCTGCCGAAGCTGATGTTGGTCGCGTTGATCTGGGTGAAGCGCACGTCCGACTGCAGGAGCAGCATCGCCGCGGATGCTTTTTGCATGATGTAGTCGGGCGTTTCGCCGGCGTGGCTGTAGACAGCGAACAACGTGCCGTCGCCCAGGTACAGGCCGAACCCGCGCAGCGTGTAGCTGTCGGTGCTGTCGTCGCGGATCGTGATGTGGATCGTGTCGTTCGCCACCGCGGCGCCACCAAACGTGGTCAGGCGCTTCAGCTCGCTCGGCAGCGTCGTCGCGCCTGGTGCGCTGAACACCTGGTCGGTGAGGCCGACGTGCGAGATCAGCACCGGCGCCGTGCCGGTGTTCTCGGCGTTAATGATCGCGGCGATGCCCGCCGGCGTGACGTGTAGCTGCAATGCGCTCATGGAGTTTCCTGTGGTTCGACGGCCTGCAGCTGCAGGCGACGGCAGACAGCAACGCGGCCGCCCGCGACGACACCGACGCCGGCGGCGGCCTGCAGGCCTTGGGTGAACGAGAAGTGCGATCGGACGGGCTTCGTGCGCGAGACTTCGCCGATCACGTCGTCGACGAACTGCGCCGTCGCGGTTTCGCCGCCTTCGCCCGCGAGCGTGAGCAGCATTTCGAACGTGTGCGGCTCGCCGGGCGGATCCAGCTGCCACCACTCGCGCAGCTGCACCGAGCCACCGAACGCAGCCACGACCGCACGCACGCTCGCCGCGGTGCCCTTGCTGCGTTGGATCGCGATGGCGGCGCGCAGGCGCGCCCGCTTGATGTGCTCGGGCCAGTACGGCTTCCAGGCGTCGATCGACAACGCCCAGGCCAGCCACGGCAGTAGTTCCGCGGGGCAGGTGTCCGGGTTCCACAGATCACGCAGCGGCGTGGGCACGTCGCCCAGACGCGCAGTCGCGCCTTCGAATGCGCGCTCCAGCGGCGACGCGTTCGGCGGCAGCAGGCTACTCATCGACGCCGCCGGCGATGATGTTGATGCCGGTGCACCAGGACGCCTGCGTGCGATCGATCACCAAGCCTTCGGCCGGCGACGCGATCTCCACGCGCTGCACGCCTTCGGAGTGCAGCACGGAATAGATGCCCGACAGCGGAACGTCTCGGCCAAGGCGGTGCGAATCGGTGATGTAGCGCTCCAGGCGCTTCTGGGATTCGGCCAGCACCAGCGCCGCATCCGGCCCCGCGTACGTGTAGACCGTCGCTTCGACCGCGTAAGGCACGATGGTGGCGGCGCGCACGGTCACGTGGTCGGTGAGCGGACGCACGGCGTCGTCGGCGAGCTTGGCGGCGACCGCGTCGACCAACGCCAGGCTGGGCGTGCCGTCGCCGGCGCGGGCGAGCACGGTCACGACGACTTCGCCGGGCGACGGACTGGTCGCGGATGCGTCGAGCACGCCGGAATCGGCGCTGAGCGCGTGGAACACGTACGCGCCCTCCGGGCCGGCCACGCTGAAGCCTTCCGGCGCGAGCTGGATGCGGCGGCGGAATTCCGCGTCGCTTTCCATGGTGGGCGGAATGCTTTGTTCGGGCACGCCGGGCGCGAGCTGCAGACGCGCCACGCCGAGCAGCGCACCGAGCTGGTCAAGATCCGATCCGACCGCGTACGCGAGCATCACGGCGCGTGCCGCTTCGTTGCAGCGCTGGCGCAGGTTCATCTCGCGGTAGGCGGCGACCTGCAGGCCTTTGAACAGCGGATCCGATTCGGTGAGCGCGTCGATCTCGGGCGCGAGCTCGCGCAGCTTCGCGACCATCTGGGCATAGATGAC